AGCATCGTGGAGTTGGCGTCGTCGAGGTTGACGTTGACCGTCGCGACGAACAGCTCGTGGTCGTTGGCGATGGACCGGATACCCGTGCCCTCGGTAGCGCCCACCGGGTCCTTGATCTTGTCCTCGTCGTCGACCGCTCGGCCGTCGCTGATGAGGATCGCGCGCGCGAGCTCCTCCTCGAGCATCATCCGCATCTCCGCCTTCATCCAGGCGACGACGTCGAAGTCCGTGATGTCGATGATGTCGTCACGGTCCAACTTCTGCTTCTTGTAGACCGTGGTGGGGCCGGTGGTCCTCTTGGAGACGCTGAAGAACTCCTCCTTCTTCATGCTCCCCTTGATGTAACCCTTCGCACGAGCGGCGTCGTGGGTCAGATCCGCAGACTGGGTCTTGACCTTCGCGAACGGGCTGTGGCGAACGCCGTTGATGACACCCGACACCCACTCAGTCCGACGCTTGTCGAACTCGGGACGATCGCTGAGGTTCTTCGCGTCCGGGAAGAGGACCTCGATGTTCTCGATGCCGTGCTTGATCGCGTAGTTCTGGACGGCGTCTTTGAGGGAGCCGCCCTTGATGGCGTCCTGAACAATTCCCCGCATGTCGTCGTGAGAGAGCGTGTGGACCGCACCCTCGGCGCCGGTCTTCTCGAAGACATTGTGCGTCATGTTGTCGCTTCCTTCCTGGTGGGTGAGGTCGTTGCCCTCGTTGTTGGAGTGTTCTGCGGAGGCTCCCTCAAGGGCAGCTCCGATCATGAAATGCACGACGTCCTTCTGCTCATCGCTGAGAGAGTCGTAAACATCTTGAACCGTCTTCTGATCTTCGTGCGCGAGGTCCTCTTCCTCTTCCTCTTCCTCTTCGACAGCATCTCCATGCACGAGAGTCAGGCCGGTGTAGATGATTGCCTCGTCCTCGAGGTTCTCCACTTCACCGTCCGAGTGCTGGATAGCGACGAAGTCGATCTTGGCGCCGGGATTTGCACCGGCAAGAACCAGGCTGACCTCACGAATGGCTCCGTGGAAGACCTGCTTGGCCCGCTCGATGAGCTGGTTGGCGTAGATCGAGAGGAATGTGATGTCGCCGTGCTCGACGAGAGCCTTGGCGCTCTGCCCCTGAGGAGTGCTGTTGAAGAACCCGTAGGTGTAGACGCCGTCGGGTCGGTTCTCGAGCACCGCGTGACCGAGAACGTTGGTCGGCTCGTTGTGAGCGTGCTGCCAGACGAGTGGGACCGTCATCTGGTCCTGATGCTTGAAAGCATCGGGCATGATGGTTCGACCGTCGGAGCACTTGAGTCCAGCCTTGGTGGCGTAGCCGCTGAAATCAGCTTCCATTTTGACTGTCTCCTTCCTCAATTGGTGGTTTTGAAGTTGCTGGCTCCGACGGAGCTGGCATGTTGCTGTTTCGAAGCTCATCTGCCTTTGGATCAGAAGATGGCTGAATCCCGATGAGTTGTCTGATCTCGTTAGAGCTCAGAATCTCGTTTCGGGTGAACTTGTCAGCGATCTCAGCGATGTCATTGATTGGAACAAGCTTGAATGGATCGCGGAAGAACAGAATCGTCTGACGCTGAGACCTCGCGGTCTTAGTTAGGAAGGTTCTACGCATGGCTTCGACAATCGCGCTTACTATCGGCTCGATTGTGCGGTTGATGTAGTTCAACATTGCCTTTTCGTCGGCAGTGCCGTTCATGATTGCCTCAGTCAAACCCAACTGCCCGTACAACATCTCTGTAAGGAACTGAACCTGCTTCAACAGGTTGTTCTCTGCCGGGCGGTTTAGCTGAGTGATCTTTTCGGTTCCATCTGCATAAGCGATACCGTATGTACTGCTCTTCAGTTGGAACTCGATGTCCTTCCTACGCTGCTCTGCCTGTGCCCGGCGGGCGTCGGACTTGATAACGTAGGGAAGCTGAATGATTAGGTCGAGTTTGCCGGAGCTAGACGCTTCGTCAACGACGTCCAAGAGATTGAGCTTTCGGATGAGTCGTTGAAGAGTCGAGTTCGGTTCGTTCATCACCGCATAAAACGGGTTCTCGACGATCGCCACGTACTTCTTCGAGAGAGTGATCTCCTCACGGCGACCAAACGCTTCGTTGTAGAGGCGAATACGAACGTGTTGCGGCATCCAGCTAACGATCTCTCCAACGCGCATCGTCTTGATGTCGAAGCTGCCGGAAAACTCGGGACTTACGGTCGTATCCACAGGAGCAATAGCCACAACGCCCTTGTCAAGGAGTGTCATAGCAATGTCGTAACGTAATGCTCGACCGCCTTGATCAATATTAGCCTCTACGGTCAAGCAATTGTTAAGACCGCTATCGATGTCTTCCAGGTAACGACCTTTTTCGTCCAATCGAACGTGCCGAATGTTTACAGACGCTACGTCGATTGCCAGACGAGTGTAGATTGAAGAAATAATCGATCGTTCATTCGTATACGTCATTCGAGCTCGATCGGGGCGGCCGCCATAGGAAACGCCGCTTGCATACGAAGTGGTGTCGGGCACCATAGATACGAAAGCGTTCCAAGCGTGCTTTAGTCTGGAACTAATCGTCGTCATGAGTCACCTCCTTTCTTTGACGATGCGGTAATAAATATCAACCCCGGTTGTCTCGAACGCTGATCAAGAGATTTGCATACTGTACTGTTCCTGCAATTTCCAAAATGTCTCGTGCCTTGAGCTTTCCAGACTCGATCCTCTTTCGTTGCGCTTCCAGCTTTGCGAGCTTCTTGTCGGCTCGTTTGTTGAATCGCTTGGTTCCTAAATTTGCCGCGACGGAAATCTTACGATCAAGTTTTTCCTCCAACCCCTTTGGTCGATTTTCGCGCGCACGAGTAAGATATGCAGTGCTTTGCTGGTTTCGGTCGTCGAGATGGCCCTTAAGACGTGATGTAAGTCCTCCTCGACGAACGCCCCATTTCATGCCTCGGATTCCGTAGTGAGCGAGTGCCTCTTCGAGAGAAGGCTTGTCCTCCTCATTCAAGATGATCGTCATTGAAGTCTACTTTCTGCTGGGTTCTAGTTCTTTTATTTGTTCACGAAGACGATCCATCTTTCCGGCAGTATTAACCGCACGGATTTGATTTACTCGAATTCGACCAGCTTGGGCTGCGAGTATAGCGACCGAAACTTTTGCGCCCCGGCGAGCATTAGGCGAAGAAGCCATCTTATTAACAAGAAGATTTCCTCCACCCAATATGATTGCCACCTCCGCAGCACCCATCAAAGCGATGTCGCGTTTTGCTTTCGAATCTATCTTTTTTAGATAGGCGACTTGTTCTGCCTTCGAGAGTTTATTAAAGGCGAACTTTGAGTTTTTCTTAACCATTTTTTTGTAGACTTTTTTACCAGCCCAGCCTCGGTAGTTATACCCTTCAATAGCTCGATCGGCGTCCAAACGATCCATTTTCTTTTGAAGCTTTTTAAGATTTCCTTGCTGCCCAGTTTTTGAAATGGAGTTTTTACGAACACCCCACTTCATACCCTTAACGCCGAAGTGGACCAAGGCCTCGTCAAGCGAAGGCTTATCCGCCGCATTTACAAATGTCATTCGAATGCCTCCTTGTGGGCCTTGTAAGCGATGTAGGCGTCCATAAGGGCGGCCACATTGTCGATTTTCTCATCTTGCCGCCTCTTAAGAAGCTTCCGATTGCCATTGGTGTCTTCGACGGTTATGGCGTTACCCATGGTGAACGTCATTAGGTCTTGATCGAAGAGAAGCAGCCTTTGTTCAGCCAAAATTTTCAACTCACCAAGAGGGACAGATTCGGTTCTTGCTCCCTGAATAACCTTCTCGATTCCGAAAGGACCGTTCTCGCCTTCCCATCTAGTCACAAACTCTTTGGCGTTATACGGGTCGAAACCTAGAGCGCGTACGTCATACTCTTTCTTCTGAATATGAGCATCCAGATCGTCGTAAACCTCCATCATGTCGAGTACAGTTCCCTCAAGTACGTGAAGGCTTGCCTCGTCTATGAAGGTTTCATACTTCGCTCGCATTGCGCTTGGAAGTTTCATCAATGTCAGTGATGTGATGTAACTTCTGGTCTTAACTCCGTACAAATCATCACGAATCGGAAAAAGAAAAGTAAATGCACAGAAGTCGTCGCCCTGGGAAAGGTCTGCGCCTAGAGCGCAAGGCATTTTCCAGAACGTCTGAGGCTTATGAGGAAGCGTCTCTTCGTATGTGAAGAAGTAGGTATAGCCCTCCATCGGAATTCCGAAGCGCTTAGCGAGAATATCGTTCCTCGAAGCTGGGGCTTTCTCGGCGCGTTCAACGTCAAGTTGATAGGTCTCATACGTGACCGTCCTGCCAAGATTTGGATTCGCTTTCGGCCACATCGCTGGGTCGGCGACTTCTTCTATCTCGTCTAGCTTGTAATGCCAAATCGATACGTGTGGTGCTTGGTACTCGCCTTTTAGAATATCAGCGAGCTCCATCTTAATGGTATCGCCACTTCCGTTTCGAACAGTTCCTTCGGAGCTGATAGCGACAATCAGGTAGTCCTTGATCTTGGAAGCGCCTTGCTCGATGGCACCGATGACGTCCTCGCGAACATCTCCAGACAACCACTCGTCAACTGTGTTCACCTTGGTCCGAAGACCCTGAAGTTTGTTGACAGCCATAGGTCGGACTTCAAGCAAAGAGCCTGTGAGGAAATTCTCGATACCCTTCTTAGTCGGAACCAACTTTTGACGTCGGAACCTAGAACCTGTCGTGTTCTGAAGAGAACCCTCAGTTAGGAACTTGAAAAGGGGGCCTCGAGATCTGGTAATGGCAGTACGAATAGGCGACATTACTTCTTCGGCCTGTGGCATTGTAGGTGCCGTTGTGATTTGGTGCGTAGTCGACGTGTCAACGTTCAGAAAATAACTCTGAATGCATGACGCATACATCGATTTAGCTGCGCCTCGCGCAACGATAAGATATTGCTTCGTTGTGAGGCGATACATGATGGACTTAGTGACGTAACGCCCACCGTGATTATTGTCGGATGGCTCGTAAACACTTCTTTCGATAAAGTAATACCAGCCAAATATCTGTTCCGCCCAGAGCTTGAAGGAAGGAAGTAGATCCAGATTGCTACCATCAGTAAGGGTAAGCTCGTTTTCACAGTACCGAACGAAACCTTCAATGGCCTGATCGTCGTAATAATAGTTTGGGTTGGCGATGAGTGCATCAATGCGGTTCATCTCCATTGCGATTTCCCGGTTTACAGGAACATCGCCTCGCAGTACCGCTTCACGGAACTGACCGTAGTAAATAGGTGTCGCCGTGTTTGACAAACCCATCGCCAACCCTCCTTTCATTAACCTTTAGATTTAGTCATCATGTTGGCTAGTTGCTTTCCAAGATATGCGGTAGCAACACCCTTGGCTTGCTGTTTACCAAAATCCACAACGATGCTCGTGGCGAACTTTTTTCCTTCTGAAGCAATCTTCGCGCCCGTGCCCTTGTTTTTAGACATGAGAGATGAATATTGCTGTTCCAAGTTCATACGAGTTACTAGCTCTTGCAGCTCCTTGGTGGAGAGAGAGTCGGTACTACTCTTACGAGCTTTTTGCCTTGAAACGGCAACTTTCTTGGCGTCTTCAGACGGGCCATGCCCCTCTCCGCCCTTTACTTTGACCTTACGGCCGGGGCGAACCTTTAGTTCAACGTCGGTTGGTCCTTTAGAAATAGAGTTGTTCTTTCGGACGCCCCAACGCATTCCCTTGACACCGAAATGTGCGATGACGTCGTCTACACTTCCTCCGATATCGGAAGCGGGTTCGGATCCACCCATGACACTCCTTCCCTTTGTACGTTGAGGCGCCATTCCAGCTCTTGGATCTGCTGTCGCATAGACTCGACGAGGTAGGACACCGTGGGCGGATCGAACAAGATCCTGACTCGCAAGTACACGTATGTCTTCACAGAGTTCAGACGAAGGTCTTCACCAAGGAAGGTGTCCCACGTGGCAACCTTGTCCTCGATCGCGAATCCGTTGTCCGGACCGATGCCCAGTTGATTGAGAATTGTAAACACAGTGTTGATGTGTATGACAATGTCCGAATCGAAGGCTGTGTAGTCGTCCGCGATTCCGAGAATCTTCTTGGTACTGGTGAGAATGCTATCGCTCACGTGGGTCACCTCCTTGGTGAACTCCTATTTTGACGGTCGGTCAGAGACGACGGTTGACCTCAGCCTGAACGGCCTTGTAGTCATAGCCAGCTGAAGCAAGACGACTCTTTCGGTTCGCTCCATTACCCCATTGACCGGCAATGACTTCGGAAGCCAAAGTTGAAATCGACTTCCGAGCTGGAGCGGGAGCAACCTTCTGATTCACCACAGCCTGAACAGCACTGGCATCATAACCAGCAGCAGAAAGACGATGCATACGCTCTGTACCGTTCCCCCAATGTCCAGCAATGACTTCATCAGCCAACTGAGCATTCGACTTTCGTGCCGGAGCAGGCGCCACAAGAGAACCAGCATTACCAACACCTCGGTTCACTAGGTCCTGAATCGCATCGGCGCTGTAACCAGCCTCGGTAAGTCGACGGGCACGATCCGGGCCGTTTCCCCACTTTCCAGCCCAAACCTCTGCGGCAATCTGGGTGTTGCTCTTGCGCGCGGGAGTGGCTGGAGGAGCGTTTGGCGGAACGTATTCCCCGTCAAAGAACCAGATGTGGTTGTGGTCGAAGTGGTTATCAGTCACGTTGCCTCGGTCGGCCATCTTCCGACGAACACCAGGCTGCACAACGGTAGAAGTAATGTGCTGGGCCCAGATCACATGTCGAAGACGAAGCCGAGCTCGGTTCTCCCAGACGTAGTTTCGAATGAAGTCACCGGCAGCTTGGTCGTAAACCATGATGTCGAGAGCATTGCCTGTGGAGTGTTCACTACTGCTGCCCATACCCCAGACAAATCGAACACGGTGTCCAGCTGCTTGCGCCGCGTTGATGATTTCGATCGCCTTGGCCCTAGTGGCTGGCTTGATCTTTCCGACCTTGGACAGAAGATACGTGAGTGCAAGATAAACGACACTCATGCCTGCTCCTCCTCTTCGGTTTCCTCAGCCTCGAAATTGGGCTCGAGGAATTCGACACCAGGAATGTCGGTATCGTAGTCGTCGTGCTCAGGCTCTGGCGGAATTTCTGGAACGGTGTCGCTCATGGTCATTCCCTTCGGTTGGTTACCACAGCTTTGTGTCGCCAGGTCTGCGTTCGACGAGAGGCCGGGGAAGTAGTCGCTCGTCGCCGTAGTGAATGGCGTTATGTGTACGGTGTGTCGTCGTGATCAGAAACTCTGGATCGAGAATGCTTTCATCTCCATCCACAACGTGTTCGACAGTCATCGGATTCATATGATGAATGATGATCTTGTTGTGGATCTCGTACCCTTCAATTCCTAGATCACAAGCAAGGTCTCGAGATATGACATGGTGACGAAGCTGTCGCCATTGTCTCGAAGTGTAAAACTGCTGATTGATGTAACGATCGAAACCAAAGGTCGACTCTCCGACCCTCCCTTGTACGGCAAGGTATCGGTATCGTCCCTCGAAAGTGCTGTATCGAATCAGATCGGAATAAGATCTTCTAATCATCGTACTCATCCGAAATCTGAAGAGGTGCTTGTCCTGCATACGACCGCATAGCTTCAAGCGCTGCGCCGTACATCTCTTCAACGCGCGCTTGGGATGCCAGAGACTCCTTCTTGACTTGCAAGAGTTCAACTTCCATGGCAATGCGCTCCTGCTCGAGCTTCTCACGGGAAGAACCTAGCTTCAGGTAGTGGCTAATCACCTGTGCCGAAGCGGTTCCTTCGAGAAGTTGTCTTTCAGCAAGGTCAACCGCGTGAGATATGAGTTGATTCTCGCGAGCCTCAGGAGTTGTGGCCGGTGGTCGCCGGGTTGTCTTACCTTTTGGCTCGGTTACACGGCGGGTGGCCATAGTTTCAACTCCCTTCAGGGCTAGTCTCGCGGGGTAAAAAGTGAAAACTTTCTCCTAAATATCCCCCCGGAGATATTTTTAGGAGGGCGGCGATGCAGC